CCAGTTCCATTGATAGACATTGTAACGCCAGTTACTGAACCAGTTGCAACAGCAACAGCGTTTTTAGCAGATTCTGTTTCAATACGAACAACCTTAAGATTGTTTGTGTATGAAAGGAAGTTTGCTGCAGTAAAGAATGAATCGAAATTATCGTCAGTTGGTTTGCCAAATGTTTCGACTAAAACATTCTCAGAAGGAATTGTTACTGGAGTTCCCATTGGACCCCAAATAAAGTCACCAGCGAATGCACCCGCCGATGTAGAAACTGCTGGAACAATAGCAGAAAAGTCTTTTTCGACTACTGCAACTCCAGGTGAAAGTTGGAAAGGCATATTAAATCTCCTTGTTACATGAACATGTTGGCGATATGAGACGCACTAAATTATTTAGTTTTTTCAGAAATTGAGTAGAGGAGGTTCATCATCAACGTTTCCATCATTAAACCATCCTAATGGTGTTAACTCAGACTCAATTTGTTGAATTCTGTTTTGGTACATTATTTCTCTTAGGTTTACATTATTTAGGTCTTTGAAATATGGGGAAGTTGTAACCCAAGAGAACAAAACTAAGGTCATAACAAGATCATCATGATAACCATCGTCTGCCATATAAGTACCTTTCTTTTCAATAAAGGTAGATATTTCAGCAATAGTATCTGGGTCGTTAATTATAAGTTTATTCTCTTCAACTAATGACTTAAACGTGTGACACCCAATACGTTTAACTTTCTTATCAGTTACCACACCATATTGCGTCTGCCCACCACCAAACCCTGCAGATACAACCTGACCTTTGGTGTTCCTATTAACGTATAAAATATTATCATATTCTAGTTCGTTATGTAAAATGTATGCAACTTGTTCTGAGAAATTCAATTCAATCAAAACATATGCATTATTGTATTCTTTGGCAACCTTATAGATTACGTTAGGATACAACATTGGACTAATTTTATTATTTCTATACTTAGCAACCTGTTTGTAAGGAACTTCAGTTACATCAATAACAGAAAATGCTGAGTAATCGCCACCAACGCCCTCTGCAGAGTCAGCGACTATAACATACGTATGAGGTTTTTCTCCGAGGACTGGAGGTTCAAAAACATCTAATCCATCTTTTTGATATAAGTACAACTTTGGTTGCATTCTAGCGAACACATCTGCAGCGATCAGAGTTAAACTAGATCCGAGGAACGTGCATAAAATTTCTTGGTTATATTTTAACTCACCAAGAAGTTCTTTCTGTTTCGCTGCCCATGCTTCATCGTGATCTGGGTGATCCCAATAATTAACACGAACAGTTTTGAAACCATTAGTTCCTGCTTCGGCGCCATTCCAGAAATGCCAGAAGTGATTATAACCAAGTGGTGTTGAAGTAAGAATAATCTTGGTTGTTTTACCAGAAGAAATCGTAGGATATGTTGAGGTGAAGAATTCTTCTGCAACTGTATTTGCGATAATCGCTGTTTCATCTACATAAAGTAGGTTAACAGACTTACCACGGATACCAGAAGCAGAGGTAGCAGCAGTAAAAACAATACTACCATTTTCTAACTTAATATCCCCTTTGTTCCAAGTAGTAACACCTTGCTGTAACCATTGTGGTAAACACTCAAACATCTGCTGATAACGAGAAAGAATTTCTGTCGCTGCTGATTTTTTGTTAGCGAGAATCGCTACGGTCTTATTATCATTGAATAGGGTATAATGTAAAATATATGCTGCAACTGTCTGCGACTTACCATGCTGACGAGGTTGCATAGAAATCACACGGTTCTCTTCATGAATAGTTTTAATAAACTTTTCTTGATAACCGTACAACTCAAATGGAATAAGACCATGGTCGAGGGAAATGATCTTTACATACTTCGTGATAAAGTAAATCGGATCATTTTTGCACTTGATGTACTCTTGAATTTGTTCTTCAGTAAAGGGTACATTCACATTCGCTGCTTTCAGCAGCGGATTTGCATTATAAAATTTGAACATTACTCGAAACCTTCAATCCAAAAATCAGTAACTACCCCAGTGTTAATATTACCAGTAGCGGTGTGATTTGCAGGTGCTGGACCATTGATAGAAATATTAGTTTGTTCAATAACACTATTATCAGTGACTGGACCGAATACATTCACCTTCATTGTAAATTGTAAAGTGTACGTGACAAATCTTCGTGTTTGAAAGTCACCTTCGTAATCGTCTTGTATCGCTACACTATTTAAAACGACTGGAACGTCTAGAATTGTATTAGTTTCTGGAATTACTTTAACAGACAACGTATAATCTGGATTAAAATATGGAAGAATCTGTTCTACTATTTGAAGAGCATCTTCTTGTGTCTTAGTCATTACGTACAGAGAGATGTCAAGATTATATGGAACAGGTGCGCGAGTCCCAGTCATAACACCATCTTGATAACAAGTAATCTGATTCAGACGATTTAGTTTTCTGCTCACGTCATAGTTCATACCAGTAATTTCAAATGAAACAACAGGAAGAACTGTATAGACGTGATTTGTTAATGTTGGATCTTCGTCAATACGAACAATCCATTTTTCTTTTGGAGCATATGCAACTGGAACTTTTAATCGTTGAACAGTGTTACCATCCACGCTACCTTCATCTTTTCGATCAATTTGAATATTACTAAAAAGCGATCCGAAGGCAACAATAGACTTACGAACAATTCCGTGGTAAAATGGAGTTGGTGTTAACATTATACATCTCCAAACGGATTATTGGTGTTGAACACAATACCTTCTTTTTCTTCAAGGAATTTGTTATTGTCACCATATGAGTGCGGTACATCTACGTTTTCTTCGATAATCGCTACAGCAGTCGCTCTAGAAGTGGGAATACCACTACCTGGTCCTGGAACAATTTCTACCGTTGGTGGAGTTGTATAACCACCACCACCAACGGTAACGTTAATCGCAATAACTTTACCAGCATCTGCACCAGTACCTAATACTGCATTGGCAGTCGCACCCCAACCAGATTCGCTAATAAATTTGATAGTAGGGGTTACGTTATAACCTGATCCGTTATTAGTAATTTCTACTTTATAAACTTTACTTCCAACAGAATTCGTGACATCGAATGATTTAAGGGATTCAAATGCATCAATTTCTTTAAGACCAGTGTCCAGTCTTTCAGACGCATACTGGAACAGTTCAACATTTAACTTATAAACGTATAATTTACCAAGTTGATAGAATGGGTCTTGGTGTTGCACGAATTTAATTTCGAATAAACCACCAGTCAATGGAAAGTATAATAGATCACCTTCGCATGGTCTATTCGGTAACTGTGTTTGTCCATAACGACCAACTAATTGTTCCCAGCGTCTACGTGCTACAGTTAATGTAGCACTTTGTTCCATCATTAAACCGAATTTCTGAATGAACGCACCTTGACCTTCAAATCCATCAACTGTCTCAAGGTACATCTCGATAGGATATGCAGTCTTAAAATGCGATAGTCTATCTTCACCAAGGATTTCGTCTTTTGCAACTAGTGAACGAGGAATATAATAGAAGTCACTTCCGTAAATAGAAATAGACTCTAGAACAATATCCTCTAAAAGATATTGTTCATTCTTAGTTCCATGACTAAAGTATACGTTACGAGTCATTTATTATCCAAGGAAGAAGTCTAAAGGTGCTGATTTATTCATCAACTCGTCTTCTAGATCTTTAATCTCTGTTTGTGCTTCATCATACATGGCATTACCATCAATAGTAACGCCTCCTGGAAGTTGCATACCAGAGAACTTTTTCAAATTAGTCGCCCATGCTCGTTTGAACAATGCGGTAACGTAATGTTTCAACCATGGTTCGCTCCACAGTCTTGTATAAACAGTAGGATCCATGGCACGATAACATTCAACAACAATATATTGACCCACAACTACATCATGTGCCCAGTCAATATCAAGATGCAAGCGATCTTGAAAGCGATTAAAACGCCACATAATATGACCATTCAACATTAGGTCAAGTAGCGACAGATGACTCATAACCGTCGAGTAGTAAATGATACTAGTCGATGTTAAATCGTACAAATCGTTTAGTCTTAACTGATATTGCAAGTCGAAAATGTTCTTGGAACTTGCTGCACCATAGGTGATAGGCAGAACACGCTCGACGCCATACACCAAGTCAGACATCGGGATGTACTTATTATCTACGTCTTGTTGAGTAATCTGATGCTTTAGATAAACCTTTTCGATACCATCATAGTGGTATAGACGGAAGAATTCTAACGCTTCGTCTAAGCGATCTTCTAATTGATCATCGTCGACGTTAATTTCTAGCACTGGTGCACCAAGTGCACGCAGGCAATATTCTTTTAGGGATTGTCTTGAGTTGACTGCCATAGCGGTTCTCTTAATAAGTTCAACTATTTATTTAGGTGTTTAAGGACTTCTTCGACATCAACCCAACAATCATCTCTATATTCACACTGTTCCCACATCCAGAATTGTTTGTCTCTGAGATAATTGCGATCTTTTAGAAGATTAATATTCTCTGGATGACCGAATATGTTAGGGTCTGATTGACCCCAAAGAACTATTCCTGGTTTACCAAGATCCCAAGCGAAATGTTGAAAGAAACTATCTACAGAAATCCACGTGTCGCATTCTTTAATGAGAGATGCCAATTCTTCTAAAGAAAGATTAGTCCTAAAGTCTTCAGTTAACTGTTCTTCGCCCTCTACCCCAACTTGAACTACATGTTTACCAAGCACTGCTAAACACGCTAATAATTTCTTAAAGTGTGGGTAGTTTTTCGGATTATTTTTTCCGTTGCGAAGTTTTTTGGAAAATGGGGAGATAATTATCATTTTATTTTAAATACATCTTTCTGAAAGCATCTTCAAGAGATCCTTTCCAATTCCATTCATCCATCTTTTTATAGATGTTCCATTGATCCAAACTACCATATAGTGCTTTCGCTTCTGCTATCGGTCTACAAGGAATGATTTCTGGATAACAACCAAACACGACAGGGTCTTTTAAGTCTTTAAGAACCTTCTTGAACACAATATGATCACCCATGCCATTATCAAGAACTACTATTTTCTTAGAACCAATTTCAAGAGTATTTCTAAAGATTTGTTCATCATGTTCATACAATGCAGCATTATCTTCTGAACGAATCCCACCTTCTGGATTCTTTAAATGCCATGTAATACAATCTTCTATGACTGCAACTTTGTATCCTTTTTGAACTAATCCATATGTGAACAAGGTTTCTTCTCTATGTGCAACTTTAGATAATCCAGTATTATAATCATGTATGCCTGCGCGATATAAGAAAGAACAATGTAGATGGTCTACATATTTTCCTTGTTCGATATATCCCCATTGAATGTTAGGTTCGCTGTCGATATTTTCAATCTTACCAGTTGATTTTCTCGGCGAACAATCCCAAGATGGTGTTAAAATTGATCCGCCAACTGCACCAATTCTATCTACGTCATTCGCTCGTTCCCAAAGATCTTCCAGAACATTCGGTTCGGCAATAGTGTCATCATCCATTCGCCAAACCCATTTATATCCCATAGTATTGGCAATCTGATGATTATGATGTTGACCTTTCTTACCAGCAAACAACCATTCCCATTTGATACCTTTTAAATCCATCATTCTAAAAAGATTAGAATAGACTACGTTACCACGGACGTCTTCTGGATTGTCGTTGTCATCAAATATAACCAACTTATCAACCTGTTTTGTTTGGTTGATAATTGATTGAATTGCGAGTGATAGTGTTGTATGCGTTCTACCTTTAGTCGAGATAGAACATAGGATTTCATTTTGCATTGTATTCGCACAACATCAAATTAAAAGGACTATTTTCAATAGGTTTATCTGCAAGGTTTCCATGTTCATCACAGAATGTATATTTAAATCCAGGAAGATGCGATTCATCTAACATATGTAAACGATGATGTTCACCCCAATATCCAGGAGGTTCTTTATAAGGCACAGAGATAAGAAGAGTCGTACAATGCTTCTTTAACTTTTCAACAATCTCTAACCCATTATCTAAATGTTCAATGACCTCAAATGCAATTATAGTATCGTATTGATCAAGTTCGTAAGTATTGATATCTGCCCACTCAAACTTTCTATTTGATTTTTGAAATTCCATTCTAGCAACGTTGATTATTTCTTTATCATAATCAACGCCGATGTAGTCAGCAACTGGATGAAAGAATTGAGAACCAAATCCGCTTGAACAACCAATCTCTAGAATAGAACCACCAAGTGCTCTTTCTGCTGCCCATTTATATCGTGCTGCTTCTCTTGCAGGAACTTCCTCACCTGCAAGATTAACGTGGCGTTCAAAGTTATTAGTTAATAGAAATTT